GGTACAAAGATGGAGACAAAGTTAATGTCTCCGAGGTCAAGGAAACCTTTGGACTTTCCCAGAAAAAATGGGTTAAAGTTAGGGACGAAATAGACGAACTCGTGACAAAAGGTACAAACACTTTTTATGTTAAAAAAAGCAATCAGGGTTTAGTCAAATAAACTAACTATAAATAAGTCTGCTAAATGGTGGACTTATTTGTTTTATAATGGTAAAATAAGAAATCATTTTGAAGGGAGTTAAATTATGGACGAGGTGAAAATATGTAAAGCCTGTAAAAAAGAAAAAGATATTAGTGAATTTCGAATCGTGAAAAGTGGCGGCAGGGAGGCAAGATATCGCTTAAACAAATGCAAAGAATGCAACAGTAAAAAACAAAAAGAAAGAAATAAAAAACTTAAAAAAATTAAAGAACACGTAGTACTTGAAGTTAAAATGTGTAAAAGTTGTAAAATTGAGTACACATTGGATAATTTCCAAAAAAACTATGACAAACGAGATAAAAAATATTACTATCGAAGTGTTTGTAAAAACTGCTACAATGCAAAAATGAAATTAAAAAAGAAAGATAGATTTTCAGTCTATGAATTATTAGAAAGGGAAGGTGTGTATTGTGATAAAAACCAAAGAACCTGAATTAAATTATGAAATAAGGATGATGAAAATATCAGAGCTGAAGTTTGATATTGGGAATTACCAGAGAAAAGCGAGTTACGCCAAAGTTAAGAATATAATTAGGAGTTTTGATTGGAAGGCATTTGGCTTTATAATAGTCAATATTAGGGATTCAGGAAATTATGTAATCGATGGTCAGCACCGTATCGTAGCGGCAACAAGAAAAAGTTATAAAGAAGTCCCTTGTATGGTATACAGTGGTTTGGCGTTGTCTGAGGAAGCAGGATTGTTTGTCAATTGCCAAATAAACAGAAATGCCATACATGCATTTGAAAAATACCAGGCTTTATTAGTGTCAGGAGACCATACAACGACGCGTATTGAATTCTTGTTGCAAAAGCACGGTCTTAAATCAAGCCGAGGTCATTCGGATTCGTCTACGAAAAAAAGAGGCTATACGAATGCAATAGGTGCATTATATAGCATATATAACTCAAAAGGCTACGATAAACTTGATAAATTGCTAGGCATCATGGTATCAACATGGAAATATGACGACGGCACTTTCGACCCAGATGCTTTGTCGAATACAATGTTGTACGGCATGAATGTATTTATGAACAAAACGTTTGGAAAAATAAATGAAAAAAAGTTTATAGCAAAATTTAGAAAAATACCAGCTGGAAAAATTATAAGTATGTCTAAAAAAAATCAAGCTGTTTACGGAAAAGGAATACCTTCTAATGTCGCAAGGGCAATACTAGAAGAATATAATTTCAGAAATTCAAATAAGTTAGATATTGTATTTAATTGATAATAATATGATATCTAACATATGTCTAGAATTCAAATTTTTAAGTCGCTAATATAGCCCGAAGGCAGTTAAGTGGCTCAAAGAAAATTTTAAAATAAGATTGACAGGATAGGAGCTAAGGTTATGAAAGTTAAATTAAGGAAGATAACGTTTGAAAAACAGACGAGGTATGAGATAGGCATCCCGAAAAGTGTAATCGATTTATTGAAACTCTGGGATGCGGATTACCTAAGCTTGGATATCGATACTGAAAATTACGTAATATTTCTAAGGGAAGCGAGGATAGGACAATGAAAATAATACTTGGAATGATGACGCACAATGAAGAAAACCGATATCTCAAGGAAATATTGGCATCGACCGATAGCTGGGTCGATGATTATGTATTCGTAGATAATGACAGTACAGACGGTACAGTCTCAATCATTGAGGATTTTGAAATTAAACTAAGACAGAGAATGAAAATCATAAAGTTGGATAAGAATTATTTCGTTAAGGATGAATCCATTTCAAGAAATCTGCTTATTAAAGAATGCCTATCAGCTGCAAAGTATGACGACTGGATATTTATCTTAGATGCAGATGAAATACTATGCAATGGCATGATTTTAAGGGTAATGTTGTCTGAACCAGCTATCTATACATCGTTTTATAGTCCAGTCTATGACATGTGGACGTCTAGGCAATATCGTGATGATGTATTGTGGCAAGGGCATAATAATAAGTTCCCAATTGGATTTAGAAAACTTATTGGAGTTGAGTATGCTCAACTAAACGGCGAATTACATTGCGGCAGAATACCTCAGGAGTCATACCCACTTGGCGGCGTGTGCCAAAAAAATGTTGCAATCAAGCACTTAGGATGGTCAAGAAGCGAGGACAGAATCAGCAAGTATGATAGATATATGAAATTAGATGGCAAGGGCGAACATGGGAGCTTGAAGCAATACGAAAGCATACTTGACCCGAGTCCGAATCTGAAAGTGTGGGACAGTGAAAGGTTTGGATGTTAGATATTTTTCTTTAATAAGACGATTTTAATAGGAGGAATAAAAAATGGATATGAAAGAAGTAAATTTATTGAATAACATTATCGAGGATATGGAAGTAATGATTATTCAGCTAAACAGTTTGCCGAAATCGAGAGACGTGAGCATCGCAGTAACAAATGTCGAGACCGCTCAATTATGGGCTATGAAGTTTCAGAGGGAGATTGAAATCAATGACTAAAATATTAATTGCCGCACCAATCCGCCAGACTCCTGAAATATTTGAATTATATTGCAGGTCATTATCAATGCTTGAAACGCCAAAAGACTGTCAGGTTGATAAGTATTTCGTTTTTCATAATTGCAACCATCATATTATTTCTGACAACATAAATGCCGAGTACGATGTTGCAAGCGATGAAACTATTTATGAATACAATAAGTCAATTGACTCCCATGGCTGGACCGTGGGAACTCTCGATAGGCTGGTTGAGATAAAGCAGGATATTGTAAAGTATGCAAAAAGCAAGCAATACGATTACATATTTTGGGCAGACTCGGACCTGATTATACATCCTCATACCCTAGTACAACTTTACGAAGCTAAGAAAGATATAATAAGCGAGATTTTCTGGACTCGCTGGACTGAATCTGAAATGGGCAAGACTCCCAATTGTTGGGATTTTGACCATTATAATTTTGCAGGAATCGAATCATTGAATAAGTTAAAATGTCCCGGCTCGTATAAAGTCGGCGGCACGGGAGCATTGACACTGGTTAAGACAAGCATTTACAGCCGGAACGTAAATTATAGACCAGTCACAAATGTATCATTTTGGGGCGAGGATAGGGCTTTTAGTATAAGGGCAAACGTGGCAGGATATAGTATGTGGATTGATACACATTATCCTGCCCATCATGTATATAGAGACACGGATGTCGGCAGGGCAAAACTTTTTATTAAAGGTTATGGAGGATAATTATGAATTTAGATAATGGGTTTATAAAGAAAAATCACGAGACAGTAGACTGGGATATGCCGCTTACTTGGTGGAGTCGTCCATACGAATACGCTTGGGTAATGAAGCGTATTAAAGAAAATGACATTGTAATTGACGCAGGATGTGGAATTGAGCATCCTTTAAAATGGAAAATGGCAGAAAAGTGTAAATTTGTATTCGGCGTTGATAGTGATATCAGGATTGGATTGATACAGACTGATTTAACCAAAAATATTAGATATTTACATGGAAGCATAACCAATATTTGTTGGGAAGATAAAGTCGATAAGATAGTTTGCGTATCGGTTCTGGAACACTTGACCCGCGAAGAAACCCTTGAAGCATTGGAGTGCTTCCGAGATTGCGTCAAGGACGACGGAAAAATACTTTTGACTTGCGACTATCCGACTATCGACCCGAATTGGATAATAGTCGAAATTGATAAAATCGGGTTAAAATTAGACGGAGAAATTTCAGACTTCGACAACTCGGCTGATTTGAGCGAATTAATCCAAGGATATAACTTAAACATATTTACAATGGTACTGGTAAAGGCGTAATTCTACTTTAATAAGCTGGTTTTAAATGATATTATAAATACGTGGTGTATTCAATCTTTGCCTTCAAAAAGAGTCTCATTTGCTTAATTTGCATTTGAGGCTCCTTTGTGATAGTATCTGATGTAAATAAACGTTATTAATGTTACTACTCCTATAAATGATATTTGGTTCGTTAAGCGGAAAAGTTTGTCAATTGGCAGACTTTTTTTGCATGGTATAATAAATTAAAAAGCGAGATGGTTTCAAAATGCAAAGGAATCTTATTAAAGTGATTTATAATGGCTAAAGTTGACCGAATATACCAGACTAAAGTAAAGCCTTATCTTGAAGAAATTTCGGAATATCATAAGGCTGGGTACTCTGAAAAATCTATTGCTAAATATCTCGATGTTTCATATGTATCATTTCTAAAATATAAAAATAAATATACAGAGTTTGCCGACTGTTTGAACTCAGGACGTGAAGGGTTAATCGAGGAGATTGAACGCTCTATCTATAAGCGAGCGTTGGGCAAATATACATCAACCAAGATTGAGCAATTTTTTGATATCGTAGATGGAGAAGAGGTTTTAGTCCGGAAGAAAATTACAACCGAAACATTGCCGCCGTCTGAATCGATGTTAAAATATGTTGCTCAAAATTTATCGGACAAATGGAAGGAACACTCAAGCGAAATTCAAGCAGAGCCAAAAGAGACTATTTATTTTGTTGACTCGATTGACAAAATTCCGAAAGAGGAACTTTTGTCACTCGAAAAGGCGGTCTATGACGATGCAGACGATTAATTTCAAAGATTTGTTATTGCCTAACTTTTGGAACTTTTGGCAGGAAGCTAAGAATCCTCAGTACTTATATTACATCTGCAAAGGCGGCAGAAATAGCGGTAAAAGCTGGCACATAGCCGCTAAAATAGTATGCAATCGAATGACTGAAAAATCGAATGCAATAGTTGTTCGAAAAGTCGGAAACACTCTCAAAGATTCTTGCGTTGAGCAAATTCAAAATGCAATTGACTTGCTTGGAGTCTCGCATCTCTGGCACTTTGCAAAGACGACTTACAAGTTTACGTATTTGCCAACTGGCACTAAGATTATTTTTCGAGGAGCAGACAAGCCGGAAAAGATTAAATCCTTAGTGTCTGCTGGAATTCCATTTGCTGACTTATGGCTTGAAGAAGTGGCTGACTTTGTAATCGAAGATGAAATCGACACAATTGTGCAATCATTGCTGAGGGCAGAGTTGACAGGCGGATTGAGGTATAGGGTATTTATGTCTTATAATCCTCCTAAAAGAAAAATGTCTTGGGTCAATAAGCGTTTTAACTCTGCCTTGGTTCCCGATAATGTCTATGTTCATCATTCAACTTATCTACAAAATACGTTTGTATCAAAGGAGACTGTCGAGGAAGCTCAGAACCTCAGAAAACGCAATATACAAAAATATAAGTGGATTTTCATGGGAAGGGCGATTGGTGGCGGCATCAATCCTTTTGATAGTCTTAAATTTGAAACGATAACGGATGAGCAAATTGAATCATTTGACAATATCAGGATGGGCATTGACTGGGGCTATGCCAACGATGCCTTTGCTTTTGTTCGGATGCATTATGACAAAACTCGAAATTCGTTATATTTTATCGATGAATTGTATGGAATTAAAAGGTCAAATAAATCAATTATAGACTGGATATTAAAAAAAGGTTACAATGACAGATATACTGCTATTATTGCAGATTCAGCCGAACCAAAATCAATATCTCAGCTTCGTGATTCGGGAATTTATATTTCATCCGCAAAAAAAGGAGCAGGAAGCGTTGAGTATGGCGAGAAATGGTTGGATGAATTAGATGCAATATACATAGATACAATGCGGACTCCTAACATTTGTTCTGAGTTCGAATCAATTGACTATCAAATAGACCGATTCGGAGAAATTCGAAGCAGGCTTGAAGACAAGAATAATCACACAATAGATGCTACTAGGTATGCCATGGAAGGTGACATGACGTATCAAAAAAGTGTCTATTTCTAGGATCGAGGTGAATCATGGGACTAATAGAATTTGCAAAGAAAGTATTTGAAAAAAAGTTTGTAAATCAAGCAATTTACGGCATTGGGCAGAATTCACCACAATGGAAAAGCCAGAATGAAGAGGATTATATCGAGGAAGCTTATAACCAGATAGTTTGGGTTTATGCTTGCGTTTCGAAGATTGCCGACAGTGTCGGAGGAGTCAAATGGTGCTTATACAAAAATCAATTTAGTGGCAAAAAAAAGGAGATTTCAAATCATCCTATTTTGGGCTTAGTTAATAAATCCGCATCATTAAATTGGAGTTCAAAGGAATTTTTCACACTTTGGGCATTAAATCTTGCACTGACAGGCAAAAACTTTGTCGTATTTGACAATGCATTTAGACCGACTTCGATGAAATTGACGTACCCTCATTTGACTTGGCTGTATGCCGACCAAGACGAGATAATAAAAATTGAGCACAGGAACCCGCAAGGGTATCAAGAATTTTTAGGCAATCAAATTATATTTTCAAAGTTTTCCGACCCTCTGAATTATTTTGATGGGCAGTCGCCTATTAAGGCAATGGCAAGGACAATCGATACTGAAAACTCTGGAATCGATTGGAATAAGTCGACTCTGGACAATCTTGGAATACCTCCCGGGGCAATTATGCTTTCAAACCCAAGTCCGTCAGCAATTGAGCAGGTTAAGAATCGTTGGAGAAAAGATTATGCAGGAAATAAAAATGCCAGAATCCCACTTGTTCTGGATGCTGAAAAGGCAAGTTATGTAAATTTCGGAATGACCTCGGTTGAGATGGATTTTATTTTGCAGAGAAAATTAACCAGAACTGAAATTTGTGCAGGCTTCGGAGTCCCGAGTCAGGTTGTCGGAGACCCAGAAGGGCAGACATACGCAAATTACGGCGAAGCATTAAAATCGTTATGGCAGGACACAATTATCCCGAAATACTTGAGATTAATTCAAGACAATTTAAACATGACTCTATGCAGTAAGTACGATTCGACCTTGTGCCTAGAACCTGACTTGGATGATATAGCAGCATTGGCAGAAAACCAAGATGATAAAGCAACGAGGGTAACTGCATCATTTGAGAAAAACCTCATAACTCAAAATGAGGGCAGGGAAGCACTTGGATATGACTCTCATCCGGATGGAGATAGATTTAATTTTGAGTTAACGCCTGCATCCGCAAGCACTCCGCAAGATACCCAGCAAGCTGAAAATATTTCAGTTCCAGAGGAAAATATTCCAACGCTGGAAGATGCTCAAAAAAAAAGTCAAATGATGGCTTATGAAAGAAAAGTTACTAAAATCTTTTCTACTGACTGGCGGAAGGAAATGCTGGCAAAAGAGGAAGCTAAGAGAGAAAAATATATAAAGTCGATGCAGGAAGAAATGTCGGCGTTCTTCAAGAAGCAAGGCAGCAAAATGGAAAAGTTGACGAATTATACCGAGAAAGCCTGTAATAAACTTATAGATAAAGATTCTTCTTTAATAAGCAAGATTTTAGTCAAGAATTATGAGAAGGTAACTTACGATTTCGGAACTATGACCGTCAAAGAATTAATCAGAACCAAGGCGGCTGGCGACTATAAATTTGAATTGACGGAATTGGAACTCGCATACATCAATAATGTTGCGGCTGAAAAAATAACCCAAATCAACGATACGACAAAATTAAAAGTAAAATCAATCATTGAACTCGGAGCGGCAGAGGGTTGGACGATAGCGGCAATCGGATTCGAAATACAAAATAGTTACGGTTTATTTTCGGAGTCCAGAGCGGAGTTAATTGCACAAACTGAAATGATAGGCATGAGTAATTATGGCAGTCATTCGGGAGCAAAAGGATTTAACAATGAGTACGATGCAGGCTTGAAAAAGATTTGGATTAATACACTGGATGGCAAAACTAGACCGAGTCACGTTTTGGCAGGGGCCCATAAGCCAATAAATATGGATGAAAAATTTCAAGTTGGCAGGGCAATGCTAGAGTTTCCCGGAGACCAAGGCGGTCTTGCGGAAGAAGTTTGTCGATGCAGATGTGCAATAGGATATGTATAGAGGAGGTTTTGAAATGGCTAAAGTTAAAACAAAAGATTTTGCAGGCTTCCAGATTCTCGAATTAAAAGCTGATAAGATGCCGTCTGGCGAAATGATTATTTCTGGGTATGCCTCAGTCTTTAACGTGGTCGATTCTTGGAGAGACGTAATCCTTCAAGGAGCATTCACGAAGACAATTAGTGAAAATACAGGCAGGGTAAAATTGCTATGGCAACATGACCAGACCTGCCCGATTGGAAAAGTTATTGAACTCAAGGAGGATTCGAAAGGTCTCTTTTTTTCCGCAAGAATATCCGATACCGACATGGGCAAAGAAGCCTATACGCTCTGTAAGGATGGAGTAATTGACGAAATCTCAATAGGATTCGTATCAATTAAAGACGACTACATAAATGATGTAAGAATGATTTCAGAACTTAAACTCTGGGAGATATCACTCGTCACGCTTGCGGCAAATGAATACTCGAAAATAACCGAGGTCAAGGCTGAAAATCTAGAGTTAAAGAACAAATTACTCGAAATAGATAGTAAATTAACTACCTATGATGTAGAATTAAAGAATATTAAGGCACTCCTCAGCGAGCCGCCAAAACCCGATAGTAACCCGAACATCGACTCAGTCGAATGGAACCAGTTGCTTGTAGAACTCAAAAACAAGTAATGGAGGTGCTATAATGGCAGAAGTTAATGTCATCGATGAAATAAAGTCTTTGATTTCTAAAAATGTTTCTCAGGAAGTTTTGGACTCAAAAATACTTGAATTGAAATCATCAATCGAAAAAAGAACAGAGGATTTGAAAATTGAAACCAAGGCGGTTATTGACGCAGAGGTTTTAAAAGTATATACAGAATTAGAAAAAACAATGGAATTAAAAGCTAAAGAGAACTTATTAAAGCAAAATAATGGTATTGTGATTCCAGACGTTAAGACTTATGGTAGTAATTTCGGTGCTTTTTTGCATAAAGTAAGAGCAAATGACATGCAATTAAAGGCATTATCTGAGAATATCGGAGTCGATGGTGGGTATTTGGTACCCGACTATTGGAGCAATGAAATCATCAAAATGTCCTTAGAAGGTTCGGTTATCCGACCAAAATCAAGAGTCGTGAATATGCCGGGTCAGAATTTTACAATGCCTTATATCAAGAGTTCTAGCAATGCCAAAGGTAGTATTTATGGCGGAGTTACTACTTATTGGGCGTCGGAAGGCGAAGACCTGTCATTAAGAACTTCGAAACCTGCATTCGGAAAATTAAAACTAGAAGCACATAAAATGATAGGTTATACAGAGGCTGAATCAGAACTCCAAGAAGATGCAATGACTAGCATCGGGGGACTTTTGCAGACTCTATTTGCTGAAGCAATCGCGTTTGAAGAAGATGACGTTTTCTTTACTGGAAACGGAATAGGAAAACCGCTTGGAGTACTATCTGCCGCTTGCAGAGTTTCGGCTTCAAGAACTACCGCAAGTACAATTGGGTTCGGCGATGTAATTGAAATGTATTCTAAATTTACCGGAAATCTCGGTAATGCAGTCTGGATCGTAAATCAGTCTTGCATTACTCAATTATTTGCACTATCAGACGACAATGGAAATAATATATTCTTCCCTGCATTGGCTGGCGGAGTTTCAAAGGCAAGTCCCGGAACTCTATTGGGTATTCCAATCCAGATTTCTGAAAAAGCGTCTGCCCTTGGAACTGAGGGAGACATGATATTGGCAGATTTCGGCTATTATATGATAGGGGATTATAAAGGATTGAGAATCGAAGAATCCACTGATTACAAGTTTAATACAGACGCAAGAGTTTGGAAATTTGTAAAACGGTTAGATGCAAGACCTTGGATTATTTCAAGCATCACACCAAGACGTGGCGGAACTGCTTTAAGTCCGTTCGTTACTTTAGTATAGGAGGATGAATCATGAATAAAAGAAGTGAATCAACAACTCAAAGTATAGCAGTTGCACCAACCGCATCAGCTGGGATTTCGTCCTCTGCATTGTATGACATGAAGGGCTATGAAAGAGCATATATAACTATGATTGCCCATAGAGGAAATGAAGGAACGTATACATATGTCATGACTGCAACTGTATATCAATCCACTGCTAGTACTTGGAATGGTGCCGCAGCAGTAACTATGGGGGCAAGTTTGCTTGCAACTGCATCAATTGCGTCTGCATCGGATGTCATAAAGACTCTTGACGTATCTGCACCATTGATGGATGTAAATAATGATATGAGATACATTGGGGTAAGATGTGCGGCTGGTACAGCGACAGTCCTCTCGACAATAGTCTCAAGGCTTAGTGCGAATATAGAACCAGTGAATTAATTTTACTTTAATAAGGAGGTTTTAAGATGGAAACACCACAAAAAACGAAAAAAAGAGTAAATATTTGCATACCTAATACAGGGTCAATACTGACTCTGACGGTAGCAAGTATGCTGAATCTGCAAATGCCAGAAGGCTTTGAGGTAGCGTATAACATGATTGCAAATTGTCTAGTGCATGAGGCGAGGGATAGTCAGGTAATTAATTCAATTGAAAATGACGTTGATTACTTATTTTTCCTTGACTCAGACATGATGCCATCACCAAATACTCTAAAGCAATTAATTAGTCACGATAAAGATATAGTATCGGCAATGTGCTTCAAGCGAAATCCTCCATTTCAACCATGCTTTTACACTAAAGCATGCATCCGCAAGGACGAAAAAACGGGTGCAATTATACCAGTTATGGAATCTGTTTTAGCCCCTGAAACATGGGACAATGAAGGGTTGGTACGGGTCGAAGCGGTAGGGATGGCATGTTGCTTAATTAAAGTTGATGTCTTCAAAAAACTCAATGGCGGCAACTGGTTTTTCCCACTGCCACGCATCGGCGAAGACTTAACTTTTTGTATGAAAGCACGACAGGCAGGATTTAAGATTTACGTTGACCTCGGGTTGAATTGCCATCATTTGGGCTATGTCCCATTTGGCAAGGAACATTATACCGAAGCGACCCGTGCTTTTTATGCAGATGAGAATAATAAGGATAAGAATATTTTTAACGAATTCGCTTAAAGAGGTGACAAAATGTCAATTCCAAGAATGACGGAAATCATGGAGCAAGGTTATTCGTTAGGTCTTTTGTCTGACAAAGGCGTTATTGCGACCGCATCATTTACGAGACCAGATGACACAACTGCTTATGCAATCAACGATGTAGTAGGGACTAACGCCGCAACCAATGTCAGTTTGGCAGTCGGGGCGACATCATTGTTGATAACGCAAGCCACTCTAAAAATAAAAATAAATGCAGTGCCGTCAGGAATGTCTGGGTTTAGACTGCATTTATTTAAATCAGCACCTACTGCAATTGCTGACAATGCGGCATTTAATATAATTGCGGCGGACGTGGATAATTATATAGGATATATACAATTTGATTTACCTAGTGATTTTGGAGATAATTTATTTTCTCAATCCGTTAATTTGAGTTATCCGGCACTTGCGGCAGTTGCGACTTTATTTGGAGTATTGACTACTGATACAGCGTTTACACCAGCAAGTCAGACCGTGTTTAGCTTGAGCATAAGAGGTATAAAATGTATCTAAAAAATTTGTTGCGACCTAAAATACCAATACTAAAGCAAATAAAAGGTTGCGTCATGGCATTTAGTTTTTACCAACTGCATCCAAAAGCCACTTTATGCTTGCGGTTGCGGCGTGCTTATGACGATGCAGCCTTGGACGTTGGATTTAAGAATGGGTATATTGACTTAGATACTGTGCATAATTGGTTGGGGGGAGTATCGACTGCTTGCATATCAATTTGGTATAACCAGGCACAAGTTACGGGTGCGACAAATGCAGTCCAAGCTAACCCTGACCAGCAACCAGTATGGGGATATTGGGAAGGTGCAGATACGTGGAAGCGAGGAATTTCTTTTGGTTCTCCGTTTAACTTGACCGTAGCATCGTATACCGGGATGAACATTTTGAGCGACCCTCTTGCATTGTATACTCAGTTTTATAAGCCTGACCAAGTTGACAATAAATACCTTTTTTGCAGGAATAACGAAGATACAGCAAGCAGGCAGTACGGCATTTACTTAGATAGCACTGCACCTTTTAACAATGCAAATCTGTTTATGAACGGCTCATCTCGATGTAGTACTGATACGGTCGCACCTACTAGCAGGGTATTTTTTAGATGGTACAATGGCGTTATTTACCAAGATTCAGGAGTCGCCGACAGGTCTACTGCTTACGCATCGCAGGCATTGGCAGAAGCACCAAGTACGTATATAGGTTGTCGAGGAAATGCTGGGGCAACTCAGTATGGGCATTTTGATGGTGAAATAAAAACTATCATGCTTTTTAACTCAATTGTTAGCAAGGCAGCGGTCGAGTTAATGAAACTATACGATTTCTAGGAGTGATAAAATGCAGAATTTAGCATACGTTTGCAGTACGTTTGAGATAGCAAATGCAATTGTAGATACGATAATGGCAAATATAAATAGGCCCTGGGGCAAGCCTTTTCAGAGAGTAACGGACGGCAAATGGGTTGTAAGTTATAATTCAGACCCTCAGCAACAATGGCGATTTGTCGGAGTGGAAGGTTATGACTCAATAGAACCTTATATCGATGAATGGTACGGTTCAGGCGAATAAATATTTTCTTTAATAGGGAGGTTTTCAAATGCTTTTCGGAAATAGCGAGAGACAAAATATAATACTATCATTGAAATCAGCACCGACATTGACTTTGGTCTCAAGAACCGAAGCTAAGAATTATCTTAAAATTGATAGTTCGATTACGGCGGATGATACTTTGGTAGATGACATAATTGCTACGAGTCAAGCATTTGTTGAATCTCAAATCAATCAATGCTTGGTTACACAAGAATGGATACAACTTCAAGAAGGCGGTTGCGAGACCTTTGAACTCGCAAAGTCGCCTATTATCGGCAATCCAGCAATTGAATATTACTCCGATTTTGATACGGTCACTGCATCAACGCTGACAGTTTCAACTGATTTTAGAGTTGTTGGGGATACGATTTATAATGCAGGGGGGTATTTTGACAAATGTCGTCTTGGAGACGGATATAAAATTACCTATAGTTGCGGCATGTTTACTGCAAGTAACTATACCAATTCAACCAATCCAAGTCTTAAACTTGTCAAGACTGCAATGTTAAGATTTGCGGCATGGGCATATGAGAATAGAGAAGAATTTGCAGGAGATATTTCCGAGACTGATTTCAACATAAAATACAGTAGCACCGTCCCGAATGGGATTAAAAATTTGTTAATGCCTTTGAATAACGGCAAAAACATCTTATAAAAGGAGTGATATCATGCCAGCACCAGACGTAGCATTCGGGATTACCGCAATAGTAGGAGGTATTACTGCTACACTTGCAAAAGACGTCGGAATCCCCGAGTATAAAGTTGACGAGCAAGAAACAACAACACACGACAACGTAAATAGATACAAAACATTCAAGCCTGGATTAATCGAAGCAGGGGACCTGAAATTCGAAACGCTTTTTAACCCTGCTACTTATATATCATTAGAAGGACTTGTATCAACTTTGACAGAGCAGACATTGACTATTACTCTGCCAACTCTGCCGAGTTCGACCAGAATCGTTTGTAGTGGATTTATCAACGCAATCCAGATGGGTTCCGGTAAAGTTGGCGAATTGTATGAGGGTTCGTTTGGATGGAAAATAAGCGGCAAACCGACCGTATCAGCGGTATAAGAAAGGAGTACACCACAATGAAATTTTTAAGAATTAGTGACCAAGAGATGTATAAACTTGAAGTCGATTTTAACTCAATGTGTTTGGTTGAAGAAGTCGAGGGCAAGGGAGCGGAGGAGGTTTTATCCGCAAAGAATATTGGATTTAGGGTAATTCGGTCACTGCTTTACGGAGCATTATCAAAGCGGCACCCAGAAAAAACTCTGGAAAATTCTGGTGAAATTGCATATAAAGTCATGAAATCCCAAGGACTCCAAAAATTAGTTGAAATTGTAATGGCAGAATATAAAGAAGCTGGATTCATCGGAGACGTTGAAGTCGAAGAGAAGCTTATTAAAGAAGAAACTATTCAAGAAGATGCAAAAAAAAATTAACACTTAAGCAACAAATTGTTGAACTTGAAAAGATTGCATATCATTATAACTTGAAGCCAGACGAATTTTACTCAATGAGTATGAGCCGATTTAACCGATACGCAGAAGCAAGAAGCAAGCGAGAACGTGAGCATTACATTGCTGACAATATACGATTCGGAAGATTAATTGCCGTAATCGTGAATATGTTTAGTGAAAAAGGCAATGCTAAGGAGAGTGACTTTTTCGAAGTTGAGATAGAGCAAAAGCGACAAAAGACGATTGAGGAAATCTCGACGAAATTGTTGGGATATTTCGCAAGGATAGGAAGCACTTTTGAAACGTAATTTAATCTTAATAATGTCCCTGCGTATCTAGAACGTGGGGACTTAGAATATAGGTGATTAAAAATGGTAACTGGACTTTTACGACAGCAAGCAGTATTGCAATCTAGGACAGTGACAGCCTTTAGAGGAGGCAGTTTCACGGTTTCATGGAATACAGTATCAACGGTTTGGTGCTCGGTAAATTGGGACTCAAGAGAAGCCTTTGACAACGTAAAGGAGCAGGAATTCGACAGCGGCGTAATTTGCATCAGGGCAGGCATGACAATCAGCAAGGATAATAGATTTATCTTTAATAAGCAAATTTTGCACTTAGAAGGTGCGGTCGATAAGACGAATAGAGGAAATATTTTAAAAATTAAATTTAAATGCGAGGTGGTTTAAATGCCTATTACTGGAATACTGACTGGATTATCAAGGATTGAGAATAAAATTGGTCGAGAAGTTGAAAGGGAAATCGGAATTTGTGCATATACGCTAATTGAGACTGCCGCAAAAAATAAATTAACGATGGACAGGCATGTCGTGACTGGACGATTGAGAGCATCAATAAGAACTGTACTCGACAACTCGTCATTTATAAAACGTGCTACGATTTCGACTAATGTACCTTATGCCGCAAAAATAGAATATAGATTTGACAGTTATATGGCGTGGTCATTTGAGACAAATAAGACACAAATAAATTCGAAAATTTCCGCCGCCTTTTCAAGGTCAATAAGATAGGAGGATGAAATGGATGAATTTGTAGTTCAGGAAGCTATTGTAAGTGCATTTACGTCAAGCACAACTTTGTCGAATTTAGTAGGTAGCAGAATATATACTTATCCAGTCGTTAATGCCGCGTACCCTTATGTTCAACTGGGGGGCATAAGCAGTAATAACGTAGGAACTCATGATAAGCGAGGGGCAGATACTACCCACTACATAAATGTTTTTACCAAACCAGATAGGATGGGGTACTACGCTATTAAGCAAATAATCAAAGAAATTGACTCTATTTTAGATTACAAAAATATATCATTGCTGGATGCTACGGAATACGTGATAACTAAATGCATTCGCGAGATGCTGGATATTCAGATTGAGGGCGAATATGTCAATGGCACTGCAAAATATAGAATAATAGCTTTTGAAAAGTAGGTGAAATTATGGCATCGGTAGGAGATTTAAGTGTAAATCTGACCGCTGATTTATCGGGCATGACAAGGGCATTTGCTCAAGCAAGAAGTCAGATAACAAGCATGAACACAGAACTATCAGGCATGAGAAGCAATAATACTTCAACTGGCACAAGCTTTGGAGGACTTGGTTCAATGGCTGGCGGAGCATTGTCAAGCCTAGCAGGGTTCACGGTCGCAGGATTGGCAATGGGGGCAATCAGCGGCGTTTTAAGCATAGTCGGGGCAGGGTTTAGCTTAGTTAAAAGCGGAATAGACGTATTAAAGGATTCGATGGTTTCGCTTATTAAAACTGGGATTGAGTATAATGCAAATGTCGAAGACAATCAAGCGGCATTTGAGACGATGCTAGGGAGTGCATCAAAGGCAAAGGATATGTTGTCTCAAATCAGAGTCATGGCGGCGAAAACTCCGTTCGAGACATCGGACTTAACGGCAGGAACAAAGGTATTGCTTGCTTATGGCGTGGCTGAAAAAGATATATTGCCAGACATGAAAATGATTGGTGACGTGGCAATGGGCAACAAAGAAAAGTTTAAATCGTTGTCAATGTCATTTGGGCAGGTTGCCTCACTTGGTAAATTGACGGGGGATAACCTCAGAGAGATGGCAATGGCTGGCTTTAATCCATTGCAAGTTATGTCTAAAAAAACAGGCAAAAGCATGGCAGTGCTAAGAAAGGAAATGGAAGCTGGAAAGATATCGTTTAAAATGCTTGAAGATTCGATGAAGACAGCGACAAGCAAAGGCGGCATGTTTTACGGTTCGATGGATAAGGCGAGTGCGACTTTCAATGGACAGATTTCGACCATGAAGGATAATTTCGGGACATTCGCTGGAATAATTACAAAGCCAATTTTCGATGTATTATCCAAGACGGCACTTCCGGCACTAACTAAAATCGGCGGCGTAATATCAGATACATTTCAAAAAAAAGGACTTGTGGCTGGATTTGATTCTTTGGTAAGCACGGTTGTCCCGGGATTTAATGGTATGGCAACTGTAGTCGGCGTAGTCAAAACAGCATGGACAGAATTGAAAGCTGGATTTCAGGGAAATTTATCTGGCGACTTAACCCCGTTGCAGGCATTTTTCCAACAACTCGGAGTGATAATTAAACAAGTCATAACTTACGTAAAAAATATCGATTTTGGGAAAATATTTGAAACTTTCAAAGGATACGTCCAACCATTTATTGCCAACTGGGACAAAATAAAGATATCATTGATGCTGTTTTTTTCATCGGCTCAGGGTGCAGGCAAGTCATGGTTCGACACTTTAAAGACTGTGTTTACGACCGTGACAACTCAAATAATTCCGGCTTTTATGAAATTTTTGGCAGTCGCATTGCCAATTATAATTACATTTTTTTCAGTAATTATGGTAGCAATCAAAATATTTTACGGCATATTCAAGGCGGTCTTCGAGGCTCTAGCACCAATCGTAGTTGCTCTTTATAATGCCGTGACGCCTATCATAAGTGCCGTAATTAATACAATTATTGCAGTCGTTAGGCTCGGCATGGCAATTTTTAAAGGTGATTGGTCAGGTGCGTGGAATGCAGTCAAGAGCATTTTATCCAGCACTTGGACAACCTTAAAACTAGTTGTGTCGGGAGCCTTTAATGTAATCAAGGCAGTTATTCAAGGAGCATTAAACTTTGTGACCAGTTTATTTGGAATGGCAAAAACGAATATAACTTCAGCGGCGGTCGGAATTTACTCAAGTGTATCGTCTTGGTTCTCAAAGGTTGCAAGCAGTATTATTAATGCAATTTCTGGATTGCCGGGTAAAGTTGGCGGCTATTTCAGTTCGATGGCAAGTTCAATTTCTGGCATTGTCGGCGGAATTGCAAGCAGTGCATATAATTGGGGAGCAAATATAGTACAGGGTATCATAAGTGGGATATCATCAATGGCAACCAAAGTTGCAAATACTGCTAGTTCGATAGCGAGTACGATAAAATCATTTTTCCCAAACTCACCAGCGAAAAGAGGAGCATTGACAACCCTGCCGACCTGGGGCGTAAATATCGTCGATATGCTAGGCGAGGGCATGACGAAACAAATTCCAAAATTAAATCGTCTAACTGAGGGAATTGCAACTGGGATTGATAGTCGAATGATGGGTCTGCAATATAGTGGCAATATAAGCAATGTTGCGAAAAATTACGGCACTCAAGTAAAGCAAACTATCCAGGTCAATACTTATCTAGATGGTAAAAAAGTAGCACAATCAACCGCACCTCATATGGTTGATATGCTCAAAAGGCAGGGGGTTTAGTCATGGCATTAATTTTAATGGTTAATGGTCAAATTCTGCCATTTTTAGAAGGAAGCTTAGACCTGCCGCAATCAATCAATGACCGAAACTCTATGTCCTTTGAAATTGATGCAAGCAATATAACTGGATATGATATTTATGATGCAATGTCGTCTATTGATGCGACTGGATGGGTCAATGATTACAATGCAGACATAAGTGTCGATGATGGCATAAAGTTTTCAGTCATCAATGGGGCTGAGTATGGAGCAAATGTTCATCTGCCTATAACTGAAAATATGTTACTTGCAACCAAGATAGAGTTCTGGAAAAAGGTCGACAATTATAATTATTTTGGCTCAAATAGTGACATTGAATTACAAACGAATGCGACTAATTTTTACTATAAGGCATTGACTGCCGCAGACAATAGCTGGGTCAAGCACGAATATGTCAAAGCTGATTTCCTGCCGCACAATTCTCCGGATTGGTCGGACTTTACGAATTTAGCAATATACATTGAAAATAATGGAGGAGCATCAAGCCTGCACCTAAAATGGTTTAGATATTACGTCCCGAATGGTTCAACCTCAATTGAGACAGGGTCAAGGGTCGAATTAATTGACGATTCGACAGGGCAACTTTTGTTCGCTGGATTTGTGCATGATTATAACAAGGAAAATCCGACTTGGGTCAATGGTCAGCATCGATATAAAGTAGAATGCGTTGACAACAATAGTATTGCAGATAGACACCTTTGTGCTGAGTCATTTATTTCAAAGACGGCGGCTCAAATAGCAACAATACTTGTAACAAATTATCTCTCTCAAGACGGAGTCACGCTCGGAACATGCCCAGATACGGCAATATTTACAAAAATAATCAGCAATTATAGATATGTTTCAGACGTCTTGAATACAATAAGAGACACTGCTCAATTGAATTGGACAATAAATAATGAGGGCATTTTGAACTTATTTTTCAGAGAGGATTATTTCGGAGGATATTTGACAGACGCTGACATCATGGATATCAAAGAGTCTGGGAATAAAAAGGACTATCGAAATAGTCAGGTAATAATTGCTGGGTATGATACGACCGTAACGCAATCAGAGACGCCAACGCCAAAGGGTGACGGTTCAAGCAAGCAGTTTTTTGTCAGATATCCGATTGCTGAAAAACCTACTATTATCCAGCAAGGGACTACAGTGTCAGGGACAAGCGTTGGAATCAATGGGCTGGATACAAATAAATGGTGGTATTGGTCAAAGGGTGATAAGTCGGTATACCAAGACAATAGCCAAGGTGCATTGTTAAGCACTCAGTCTCTATCGGTGAGTTACAAGGGACTTGTCAAGGTAATCGTTGCTTGTCAGGATTCGGCAGGCATTGAGTATATGCGTTCGCTCGAAGGTGGCAGTGGAATCTATGAGAATGTTGAAAGTCAACCAAATATGGACAGCAGGGCGGCGGCTACCGAATACGCAAATGGATTGCTGGTAAAATACGGCTCGCTTGAAAAGGTTGTCGAAGTCAAGAGTCAGACTAAGTTCCAGGTCGGGAGCATAGTAAGTATCGTCTCGAGCAAACTTGGAATCAATGATAATTTTCTGCTTGAATCGGCGTCGTTGTCGTACGAGGTTGGGGAGTTTTGGTATAGTTATAAATTTCTGAGCGGAGAGTCAAAGGGAAGCTGGGTTGAATTTTTCAGGAAGCTAAGATTGAGTGCGGAAGGATTTGACGTCTCGGGAGATGAGACATTGGTTCATAATGTCTCGCAAAATGAAGCAGTGCAGGAGTATTGCATTACTAGTATTAGTGTAACGAATCAAATGTTCCCGAGTAATTCGCTATACCCGAGCGATTCACTATATCCTAATTTGGCAAAAATATTAGAGGTCGATTTTCAGGATTAAAGAAGCTTATTAAAGAAAGGATTTGAAAAGATGAAGACGTCGGTATCAGATTCGCCAATGCCGCACGAAGGACGGTATAACATAACCGTAGTCAATAAAATGACTGGAGAAATTGAGCATTTTGAAGAATTTAATACAATTATGAATAATACACTAGACCAACTTATTGCTCCACTGCTTGGAGTATTGCCTGACATCCAGATAAAATATATGGCAGTCGGAACTAGCACGGCAAGCATTTACACTACACAAAGTCAGTTAGGGGCAGAGTTTTTCAGGACTCCCGTTGCGGCACAAACCAAGTCAGGGACGGGGCAGGCTAAGACATATTTCTACATTCTGCCACTCGAAGCAACTCAATCAATAATTCAAGAAGTTGGGATATTCGGGGGATATGCCGCAAGCATGATAACAAATAGTGGGACTTTAATAAGCCGGATTCTCTGGAACTATGATAAATCCGCAGGAGACAAAGAAGTGCAAGTCGAAAGGGTTGACACAATAAGAAAGATTTAATAGGGCGGGTGGCGAAGATGGAGGCTGTCATAAAAGCAATAAACAATAATATGAAATATATGGATTGCATCAACTGGGAGATATTTTTATTATGGGCATACCTCGGAGTTGTTGACATAACTTCGGGGACTGTATCTGCAATATCAAAGAGGGAGTTCACAAAAAAAATGATGGTCGCAGGGATAATTAAAAAATCATTTGAATTAATAGTCGTTGCAACTGCCATACTTCTTGGCAGGCTTGTAGAACTCCAAGGATGGAAAATACCAGTTTTCAGCTTCGTTTGCCTCGCAATGTGTTTTCGAGAGTGTGGAAGCATACTTGAAAACGCCTCAAAGATGGGGGTTGTACCTGACTCAGTAAAGCAAATGTTCGACAGAGTAATGAACAGAAGGGATGGAGACAATGGCTGAAAAATTAAGAATAATGCTAAATCCGTCTAATCAATTTTCAAATATTGGTACGGATGGAATATCAGAAGCGGCAAGAATGAGAGCGTTTGCATTGAAAATTAAATCTTCGATAATGGGGAGTAAATACTGCACCTCATTTGATGTCGTGATTACTGGCGAAGACAAGACGGACAGTCTTAAACTTGTATCAAATCAAGCAGACGTATTTAAGCCAAATTTGCTTGCGGCATTACATTCAAATGCCGGAATGCCGCAAGCGACCGGAGTCGAATGCTTCTATTATGCCGGAGATAATTTTACCAAAAATATATCGATTAGACTATGCGAAAGGACAGCGTTAGTGCTGGGCATTTCAAATAGAGGAGCAAAGACCTCAGTCGATGCAGGCGGGTTATATCATGTCGATACGATTAATTGGGAGTCAATTTTGATTGAAACATTTTTTCATTCAAACGCAAACGATGTCCAGAAATATAAAACAAATGAAACGGCTTTGGCGAATGAATACGCTTGGATAATTATAGATTCGCTTTCGAAGCAATTTGGATTGCCTTATCCAGTGCTTGAAGTAAATCCAAGTGTCTTACAAAAGGCAAAAGTTTTGAAAATGATAGACGATTTGAAAATCGAGGTGAGCAAACTTGGCTAGAGATTATACAAAAAGGGTCTGGACAAATGGGAGTGGATTGGCTCTTAATGCAACAAATTTAAATGCATTTGAAACGGCGATTGATAATTTGGACAAAAAGGGTAAGGTCTATGATTCATTGACATTGTATAGACCTTACATGCTCAGCACAAATCAAAAGGAAATCACAAATAACGGAACTATCCCGACTACATCGGTCGAAACTGGATGGTCGCTGACAGGGTGTACATGCTTGGCGGCTGGCGGGTTTGTGCATGGCGGCGGAATAGCATTCAAGGAATCGGACAATACGGCAAACACAATAAATGGGTATAAATCGTGTACAAGGATATATTTAGACAGCTTTCTTAATGGCGATGCATCAAGCACGGACGATTACATCGACGCAATGGTATGGATTGAGGATGTAACGAAGTTAAATGTGACGGCTGGCAATGGCATATTAATTTCGATTGGAGCGGATTCAAGCAACCAGTTCAGGAGATATTTTAATACTCAAGGCAGTGGCGCGGCACTTGTTGCTGGGTGGAACAGAATTTATCTTAAAAAGTCAGACTTTGCAGTGAACGGTTCGCCGAACTGGAACAATATACAGTGGATTCAGTTAGGTTGGGACACACTTGCAAACTCAATAAATAAAACAGTTGAATTTCATTCAATAAGATTGGTTCGCACCAATGCCGCCGGGACTGCCCCAGATGACAAACAAGTAAGTTATGACAATGGGGCAACTTGGATTTCAAGGTTCCCAAATTCGGCATGGAATTTTTTGATACACAAAGATACGGACGCACAAGTCAACGATATTGCTCTTTGCACAATTGGAAATTCGGACATGATTGTTAATGCCCTCAAAATGTCAACAATTGCTTATCAGGATTTTTATATTTACATGAATCAGGTTAATAAATTGACAAAATATTCAATGAGCCTGACTTGGTACGTTGATGCCGCAAATTACATCGAGGTCGGCATCAAGAACGATGTGTTTACAGTAAATGTAATGTTCGAGGGTGCAAATACTGCCTATACAAAAGCGATGAGAAGTACTCTATCAGCTGGCAAAAATGTATACTACAATTTAAGCAAGGCTGACGATAAAGTCATGGTTCAAATGGAGACCGAGACAGGCATAACGGACACGTTATATATTTCGGCAACAACTGGGTTTACGTCTGAGGCTGGGCACGTTTACATCGGTTCGACTAATGCAAATCAAAGAGCGGCAATCATAGAACTGCAAGTATCTACTTCGACTTACTTATAAAATCAAAATCTGCTTATTAAAGAAAAATATAAAAAGAAAAACATCTAGCACAGTTATTTAATAAATAGATGTTTTTCTTTAATAAGCTTCTTTGACCTAAATTATCTCAATTGCTACGATAAACCCAATAAATTCCTTTATTTTTATATTTATCTTGCACCAATCTCCTTCCTTTTTGGCGCAATTTTCAACGTAAATTTGAGGGTATTCTCCGCAGTCTATCAAGGTTGTATACTTCCCTTTGATGCAAAGCACGTCTTTTACTTTGCCCTCGATGGCAAACTTTTTTCCAATCATATTCATTGACTCGACTGGGCTGTCAATGAATTCACGACTCAACGTTTCTGCCTGAATTTGAGTATAATTTTCTCTAGTCCTCGACTCTGCGAAAAGATATCCAATCGTGATGGATAGCAAAATAATTGAGATTGCAATAAAACATGCGACGGTAAAATACTTTTCCATTTCCAAAACCCCTTATTTTTCTAATGTTTCCTCCAGTTCTGCCGCTTCGAATTCGCACATATCTTTATATGTCGACAATTCTTTTTCAAGTTCTGACTTCTCAGCTTCCTTCTTTTTAATTTCGAATATCGGGATTAACCCAGCATCGTCAGTTTGTTTAAAGTCGTTGAGCAACTTTTTATACTGCTTACTGAATTTCTCGTAAATATTTTTTGGGACTGAGTCTATTCTAACAGTTAACTCGGTCTTGCATGAGATGCAATTGACATATAAGTACATCAATCCAGTCTTGTCATGCTTCCAAACCTTAATGTCGTTTTCCTTAAATAGCAAAAGAGAGCCGCAACCACGGCACTCCATTTCTTGTTGAAACTTTCTAATCAGTTTCATTTTTTATCTCCTTTACCCTAAATTCAATTCGTATTTCCTTATGGTCGTGATATCTTCCAGAACCGATACATTCAAATCCAATCAACGTTTCATTTGTAATTTCTTGGTCAAGATTTAAGTCCCCATCCATTAGCTTTCTGAATGCTTCTCTTACTGTCATTTTTTTGCTCCTCCTAAAACTCGCTTGCATCTTTGCCGTCTGGCATGTCCAGAAACGGTTTATCCATAGCATCTAAATCATCTTCCGCATCGCTATCATCTGCATTTTTAGCAACTTCTATGCATCCTTTTATTGCCTCAAAATCTGACTGCTTAATCATTGACGACTTATCATACCCAAACTGGCATAACGTCATCTTAAATAACATGTTGTCGCCTGCTAAGTTATAAAGTTCAATTGCTTGCTCTTTGGTGATATAACTTTCATACTCAACGTCAATAATTTTGTCATCTTCAGGAATTTCGACTTTCATTTCCGCCGAGTCGTACAACCCCTGAAAATCAGTAGGAAATGCTTCTCTGAGTGCGTGAACTAAGGCTACTTTCCGTATCATCGTAGCTGGCATGGTAGCCCAACTACTTTTACCAGTGCTATACTCCTTAATCGATACCTCGTCTCGTATAGGGACTTGATACCCTTTTACGTAGACCTCGCACCATCCGCCTACGAGTTTTTCATCCGGAAGAACCATCGAACCCTCCCTGTATACGATGTCTGATTTATTTAATACAACTATCCCAGCCTTGTACCCAGAGAACAACGGATGAGCCGCCGCCCTCTTAGTAAATGTGTCCTTCGAAACTGTAATACTAAGCTTATTCCCCCATTTTTGGATATAAGCTTCCTTCAAAAACGGATTTAATTTTTGATACTTGCAAAGATTTATAAATGTCATTGCTTCTTTGTCTGTGATTTTGTCTCCGATTGCCAACGTCCTTACTAGGTCTATCGTAAGTTCGACCTCTCCACTTTCTGTTTTGTAAACTGTCAAATTGTTCAAAATATTTCCTCCTCTTCAATCTCGATTTTTTTAGGTTGTGCGATTAATCCTCTTTCGTAGTTCAGTATTTCTTCAATTTCCCATTCGTCATATTTTTCCATTTTTACCACTCCTATGAATTTCTTTCAATCAAAATATTCGCTTCTACGTTTGAAAGTGTTTCGGAATATCTTCCTAAAAAATACATCCCCATTTGTGCCTTTAGTTCCAGTAATCTTGCTTTCTGTGATGCTGTCATTATGCCGCCTAAGAAGCTTTTTGCTACTGTTTTCTTTGATTTTAACTGTTCTTTTACTTCTTTAAGTTTTTCATATACTCTTTTCAATTGTGCCGAAAATGTTGCTCTATAGTTAAAAGTTTCATTGTTTCTTGATGCAGTTTCTTTAAGTCCGCTTGTGTTACTATGTGCTTCTTTCATAATTTGTGATTTGTTCATAATTTGTTACCCCCTCAAATATTTAACTCCTAGTACTAGTATACTATATACTAGTACGTTTTACAAGGGGTTTATTAAAATAATTTAAATTATTTTAATAAATGAGAGTATCTGATTTTAATATCTTCAATATTTTTCAGGTCTTCTTTTTTAAGTCTTTGATATCCAAATCTGTTTTCGAAATAATTGCAGAGGCTATGTATCAAATCGACGAGTTCCTCTGCCTCCTCTTTTGTGCCAAACGCCTGATTCCACTCCTCCCATTCTTCGATTATTTTTTCGATGTTATTTTCATTTGAGTCAAGCAACGGAATATACCTAAAAAATCTAATCATTTTCAATGCCCGCCTTTATTTTTTCAATTACTCCAGTTTCCCTTAATTGGTCGATAAATAGCCGAGTTGCTATCCTGACAAACTCGACCTTACTGCATTCAGCCGAATTCGATAACTCCTCGATGTCTGCCCAGGTACGGTCGTCATACCTTGTCTGGATGGTATGAGTGTACCTTTTTTCCTTCTGCTTCCTATTGCCATACATTTTATTCCATGCTTCGTTCATTTCGACACCTCCTTTTAAGTACTAGTATACTGTATACTAGTACTATCGTCAATTAGTTATTTAAAATCTGCTTATTAAAGATAAACTAATATTCCAAGATTCCAGCTCTCGTTATATAATTGTTACATAAAAAGGGGATGGAAAGATGTCAAACTTGACGGCAATCGCAGGAGTATTATTTTTCGGAATTACATTATCGATTTTATATGGGAGCATTAGGACGCTGGTCGAATCAAAATCACAGAGACAAAATAATAAATTATAGTTGTATTTGTTACTAGCTTACAGTATACTAGTACTAGATACAATTATAAGGGGTGGTCGAGATGGCTAAAATTTGGATGGATTTTGACGTATGGGCAGATATTAATGACAGTTGGGACGGTAAAAGCGTAGAGGAATTAAGCAAAGAAATGTCGCAAAAACGCAAGCTTGAAGCACTCGAAAGCACATACCAAGGTGGTAAGCCAGGAAGAGGTAGAGGGAAAAATAAAAAAACATAATTAAACTCGCATTAAACTCGCATTAAACTCGCATTAAAAAGAGCCAATCAAGGCTCTTTTTTTTCGTACTCATCGATTAATAATTGCATCTCCGCATCACTTAGCACGTCCCCAATCTTTCTTAGTTCTTCGAGGATTCCTTCGTGAGCCTTTTGCAATTGCTCAATCTTTCCGAGTTCCTGAATTTCTCGATATTTTTCAGACTGGAAGAACTTTTCTGCTTGGCAGAGTCTGTGCCAGAGCCGAGAAAAATAACTTTTGAGTTCGGTTTTGTATTCATCTTCTAAAATTTCAAAAGTAACTTTAGTTTCTAATTTCATTTCGCCGCCTCCTCTCTGGCTTGAATTTCGTCAAGTCTGTACAATTCGCACTCGATTTCGTTCAATTTGTCGGAATAATATTTGACCTCCGACCATAGTTTTGAGCTTGCAATTAATCGCTTGTAAATTTTTATCAAGTCATGCATGGCAATAAAATATAAGCGTTCGTTTAGATATTTTTCTTTAATAAGCTTCTTTTGATTTTCTCTTTCCCTCAGTTCTTCGCTGAGTCCAGACGATATTTCGCGACTGCCTCCAAGGTTATTAACTGCTTCGACAAACGTACTGCCTGACAGTTGCATATAAACGTTAATTACGTCACCGGTCGCAGTGCAGGAGTGACAGTAGCATGTACCGCCATCCTTGGAAACGCTGAAAGAATTTCGTTTGTCGTTATGAAATGGACAAACGTATTTGTTTTCTAAGTTTTTCGAGAATCCGAATTGTTCAAGAATTGTGTCAATTTGGATACTTTGTTTTACCGCTTCGATTTTCAGTTTGAAATTATTTGACATTTTTATCAACTCCTATAATTAATATTTAACTCCTAGTACTAGTATACTATAAACTAGTACGTTTTACAAGTGTTATTTTCGTTTTATTTCAAGTTTATTTGGGTAGAAATATCTAAGCCCTTGCGGAGTCAAGCAATCAAGGGCATGATGACTCAAAACTCCAATTGCAAGACCGTATAACATTTCTTTAATAAGCCAAGGCGTTATCATTGATAGAGATAAAATCAGTGCTATGGTCAACCATGAGTGCATCAAATAGCCTCTGTGTTTCGTAAAATTATAAAGCAAACCCGACTTATTAAAGCAAAACTTATGAATCATTTTATACGCCGCAGATGCAGGCGGACATAATCGATTTATCGTACTTTCCTTGGAGTCGATGTCTGGCAAAATACTGCCGAGCATAACGCCGCCGAGTGTCAGTACGTTATAGTCTCCAAGGTACACAAGTCCAGCGACAACTACGCCGCCTGCGACTAAGTGAGCTTTACCGTTCATTAGCACTCACCTCCCAGACTGCAAACTTGGTAGCATTTTCGCACCATGCTTCAATAAGTTTCTTTTCGTCCTGCAAGAAAAACTTCCAGTCGTGCAGTTTCGAAGCATTTGTAAATTCGTCTGCAAAATTAATCAATGTCTTACCTTCGAGTAATTCGAAATACAATACTTGTCGAATTACTGATTTAAGCGAATCCACCAGTGATTGCGGCATTTCTCTCTTTACCCTTTGTTTGCCGCCCCTCTGAAAAATTATATCTGCCACTCCTGTCAACTGCATACCTAATTCGTCAATGTCTCTCATTTCAACCACTCCTTAAATTTAATATACTTCTCAAGTAATAGAAGAATACATTCATTATGTGCTTGCCTATGTATTCCTTGCCAACAAAATCAATCTGAAATCCGTGCCTACACTGCATTGCTAACACTTTGCCGATAAAAGCATTTGAGTCAGCTTTTACCAGTTCGCCATGCTTGTTTACGTGCTCTTCGTACGCCGCGGCATATATATTTGTTACGCTTCCAGATTCAATCATCCAATAAAACCGAGAGCCTTTTGAACGATTATGTTCATTCTCAAAACGTTCGTTCCATTTAAACAAGTTCCCAGATAACTCTTCAAGCGAATTTTTACGTTCGATTGAAATTAACTTTTCGTACGATTTCCCGTCATACTCAAATGAGTAATCTCCAAAATCAAGTTTGCGTCTTATATAAGATACGTTGTTCGCTTTCATAAACTCGACAATGTGGCTGTTTTCTTTTTCCATTGTGTCGATTATAAGTACAAACTTTTTCAGGTCTACTATTTTTGATTTTGCGTGGGACGCGGCTAATTTTATCATTTTATTACCTCCTTTTTAGCATCTTTTCGACCAATATCGTTTTTCTTTTAGAAGACATCTTGTTTTTGACTATCTTGTCAATCGTGCTTTTTTCATTAGATATTAATATAAATTGCTTTTTAGCTCTAGTTATTGCGGTGTATAGCAATCTTGAATCGGTTATCATATTGAATTCGCTTACATCGCATATTACTGTTTCAAATTCACTGCCCTGCAATTTATGGATAGTGCAGCAGTATGATAATTGAAAATTTTCAAGTTCGTCAAATGATGATAAATCATAAAATACATACTTATTTATTCCTGAATAAAAAACTGAAAATACAACATTTTTACCAATAATTTTGTTGTCATAATATTTTTTAAGTTCATCATTCGTCTTGATACAGTACTGACAACCGTTAATTTCGTATCTCAAGCAATGTATTCTTCCAAATTCCCCATTGTATATATCATTGTCGTAGTCATTTTTGGTATTCATTACCTTGTCGCCAAGCGAAAAACCAACGTCTCTGTCGAATAACATTATTGGTTGATTTCCCATTTCTGCCCTTATAACTGTATTTATTTCGTTACATCTTTTCCGACTTGACGTGCAAATTTGGAAATCATTATATAAGCCGTCAATATAGTTTGACTTGTTTTGTTTTGCAATCCAGCATCTCAAAATATAATCATCCGGATTTGTTTGGATAGTTGCGAAAAAATCTTTTGCTTTTATTAGGTCAAATGTTTCATTTTTTCTAACAAGCTTTGAAATTTCAATTATCTTACTTCCTTCCGATTGTCTAAATGTATTTGTAAGCTCTATTACACTTATCTTACCGGATGCAATTAAGTCAGCCATGACATTCCCAGCACCAACGCTCGCAAGTTGACCAGGGTCGCCGACCATTAATATTTTAGTAAACTTTGTGCCTGACATTTTCATTGATTGCAATACTTTGTAAAATAAAATCGAATCAACCATCGAAAACTCGTCTATAATCATTACAGTGTTATTACCACCCCATGCATCGCAAGCCTGAGAACCCGACTCCTCTGCAAAATAAAATCTATGACAAGTAAATGCATCGTTCTCAGTTGCTTCGCTCATGCGGCGGCTTGCTTTGCCAGTTGGGGCAGTGCATAGAGTTTGATAATTAAGTTTTTTGAGCACATAAATTATGCATTTTATTATTGTAGTCTTGCCTGTTCCAGCACCTCCACAAATCATATTGACGTTGTTTTCGATAGCAGACTTGACAGCCTGTTTCTGCACTTCATGCAATGATATTTTGTTCTTAGCTTCGTATTCGTTTATGAGTATACCTAAATTTGACAATTCCCAATCTGAAACTTTATTCGATTCAGCAATTTCGCTGAGATATGCTGGGATTTCACTTTCAGACATAGCCATCAATTTAGTTTGCACTCGTCCATTATCATTAACAATCTTAGAATGTTCATCGTTTATCAAGTCGTTCAAATCGTCATACTGCAAATTGTATTTATCTAATTTCTGCTTGAAGTCTGAAATATCTGCATAAGTATCTCCAAATCCAGTTATCATTTTTACTACCTGTTCATACAAAAATATAAGTCTCGATTTTAAATTCTTGGAACATTTTAATTTTTCTTGTGCTATAAAGTCGGCTTTTTTAAATGCAATTTCAAGATGGTCGATTAAAAGTGAATACGGGTCTGCCTTGAATTCGTCCACGGAAATATTTTCATCCATAAGCACAGTGTTTAACTTATGAATTCTTTTATTTGAAATGCTATTTCCTATTAAAGCAATAAGCGATTGCAATGTCTGGTTGCTTCTCAAAAAGGTTAATCCTTCATGAATTAACGAAATTGTCTTTTCTCCGACTCCTTTAATTTTAGGAATGTCTTTGCCGTAGAATATCTCAATATCGGCATCCGGAATATTATCAAGTATTTTCTTTGCAGTCACGTCTTTGATTCCTTTGATTGAGCATAGAAGGTTGTATTTGCTATCGTATGAAGTGCTGTCAAATTCCTCATAGTCGCATTTGAAAGATGGTTTTCCTTTATAAGTTCTCATTGTACCGACCAAAGTTGTTTTTCCAGGTCTCAATTCAAATCCACTTGTATTGACCGCTATTTCATCGACTCCAAAGTGCTTACTTTCGATTTCTCCGATATATACTATGTAATCATCTTTTGCCCAAATTTCTTTCTTTATATCTACTACTATTTTGGTTTGATTTGTTGCATTAGCCATATATTAACGCCTCCCGTTTTCATATGATTTATTGATTTGATTGACTATAGTGCTATTGTATTATATAATTACTATATAGTCAAGATATAATTTAAAGGAGGAATTAATGATGGAAATAAAATTAAGAGAGTTAAACGGCACTTACTATTTACTACTAAAAAAGGAATTAAGGGAAATACTTGGACTTGGAGAAACGGTCAAACTAACAATCGAAGATGGTAAACTTGTAATACAAAAAATAGAACCGGATAAAAAATAAGGAGTGAAAGCCATGACAAAAACTAGAACTCAGTTTAAAATGTCAGAGAGTTTAAGAGAAATATTTGTCGAAAACGAAGTCAATATCATTGCAATAGGAACGGGCAAAACGCATAGTTGTGGCAGGATATCGGTTGAACGAATATACCAAGACACTAGTGATATTCTGCTAGTGTCTACTATGTCTAATGCATTGATAAACGGAATAATAAAAGAAATATGCAAATGCTTAAAGATTTATACAGACTTCGAAGATTTGGACTTGATTGAAAATATACTAAATTTCGAAAAAAATAACTCTAAGTTATTAAAAAAACTTGGAGTCGTAATCTTGAACACTCATAACCCTTTAAGCATTGACGACCTCAAGGATGCAAAAGTGATTGTTACGAATCACGCTTATTTTTTCCCTCATGGTCACGATTCTAATTATAACAATAATTGCTATAAAATACAAGAATTCCAAAAAGAAAGCGGCAAGAACCTTGTTTGCGTCTTTGACGAATTTGACCAATTCCACAAAATGGGGATCGAAACTATTCCGGTCAATTTTTTTATAGGCAAAAATCTTGTCGACCAAAATCGAAACCAAGTGTATATTGCCGACCATGCGTTCAGGTATTGCCATAAGTCGTATGTCGAATCTTGTAGCAAAGAATGTGCGGCTGACGATTTTGATACTGACTACTATTACAAATTACCTTACGAAAGTTTTAATAAAAAGCTGGAAAACAACTCGGAGGGTATAAAATATTTTAGTAATAGCATTGGCGGCAAGTATGATTTCAAAATACTCATACTTAATAATTTAATCGAAGTTTCGGAATCCATAATTGAATACTGCAATAGACGCGGCAAAAAAGTTGGAGACTATTATATTAAGAGATTTGACGAAATAGTAAGATACAAAATAAATACAGACGTTTTTCAGGATGAGGGAATAACTTCAAAGTTTCTGAAAATAAATGACTCAATAATTCTTATAACTCAAAAATTAGAAGTATTTGACGAAGACGGATGCAGCCTTGCAGTTCTAGATACACGTGAGGATGTCATTGAGTTCGCCAGAAATAAATTATTAAAGAAAGATTGGATAAACTACTACAATACTTTTTCGACCGAGGGCAAGAAGCTATACATCACCAGAATGATATTAAGAAAAAAACAATTTGAATTCATGGGTTCTAAGAATCATTATGTTACAGCCACTCCTGGAGTCCTTGAAAAACTTGGGTATAAGCTGAAAACAGATAGGCAATTCAGTACTCCATGCAAAATCAAGGAAATGGATATATTTATTTTCCCAAACAAAGCAAATTGCTCCTCTGATATGGAATTGTTTTTCAGACAATTAAAAGAAAAGCAGGACATGCAGATGCTTGCAATCGCAAATAAAAAAGACGTTGTCGAAGACTTTACGACAGACAATAAAGAGAATAATTCGTTCAGCAACGTCAATCCGGTTCTGGCAGACGTAATAATTGATACCGGAAGAGAAGCAAGCGAGGTAAGCAGGGACGACAAGAACGTAACTTATGTGTACCAAAAAGGCAATCAAACGCAAGGAACTAACTTTTCAGGTCATGTCATGGCATTGCAGGACTGCCATATTAAAATTGATATCGTAGAACGCATCGTGCCGACCGTAGACGAGAGTATTGAGATAATCGATTATCTAGATGCTATGAAAAAAAGTATAACTCAGTCGGCTCTTAGAATACTCAGGGGCGATTATAAATACAAGGCTATCGTTTTATTTTTGGATTCCGAAGAGGAAGAAGACATGGCTGAATATTTGTCTGAGTATCTCAAAAAGTACGGAGTAGATACAAAAATGATTCATGTCAAAGAAGTCAAAAATAAAAATGACAGGGAAATTATAACAGGCAGCATACTAAAACACGTTGAAGACAGGCACAGTAATTGCAATCTTGGTGAGGTTTCGGACATATACACATACGACAATGATAATTTGTACAAAGAAGATGGGAGAAAGAAGTACGACGAAGCTGAGATAGTGAATGCATATTGCAGGTATCGGCTCAGATTTGCCACTGACAAAGATATAAAACCGTTGCTAAAAGCTGATTTCGGCATATCTGAAAAAGCTTTTAGACAGCTAAAAAAAAGAAATATGGACAAGATTGACGATAAGTTAAACATACTATAATATCTATTACCATTTAGTCCCACGCACCATTTCGGAAAATCCCTATTATATATACGATTTTCCGAAATGGTGATATAAGTTAAACATATTATAATATCTATTACCATTTATTACAAGGTCGCACTTTGGAAAATCCCTATTATATATACGATTTTCCAAAGTGCGACCTTGTAAATTTTTCCAATTGTAATATAAGGCACTATATTGGACAATTGTAAAGAAAAAAACAGTGGTGCATTACGATTTTCCAAAGTAGTGCCTTTTGAATTTTAAATCAAAAGAAGCTTATTAAAGAAAAATATCTAAGGTCAAAAGATTTTAGGTTTTAGATATTTTTCTTTTAAAAGTTGCCTTTGATTTAAATCCTTTGAAAACTATACTTTTTATATCCGCAGCGGAATGTTTTTCAGTTATTCGGGATTTCCGACCAACTTAAATCCATGCATGAGCCATGCCGGAATTTATGACTCATATTTTTTAATTTCATGATCCGTTACAGCCGCTCCATGCA